CCATTTCCCCACTGATCGCCGTTCCTCCGCCACCCGAACCACACCCAGTTGATCCCACTAAGCCGTTTCCATCAGTCGTAAGGCATGGCGCACTCTTTACTCCGGTGATGACAAGATTCTGAACAATGGTGGAAGTCGGCGCGGCTGCTGCGCTCCCCGCTACGAAGAGAGCGGTACAAGCGGCGATGATGATTGATGCGATAATGCGGCGTTTCATTTAGCGTAGGTAAGTGATGATGAGCGACTGGCCGGCGGCGAGCATTGACGGGGCATCGATACCGGCGGTGAATACGATAGTTTTTCCGATGGCGTTGTAATCTATGACCGGACGGAACGCTCCGAATGGCGCGGACGAGGAGCTTACATTCACGATGCCAAAGTTCGTTCCCAATTGGAAGGTCTTTGTCGTGCCGTCGAGTTGAGCCGAAAGGTCGAGGACGATGAGCTTTGTTTTGCCCGGTCCGTAGACGACCGGAACGCCGTTCTTTGCTGATGCGTTGGATTTAGTCTCAAACTCGCCTAAACGAGCTTCAAACTCGTCCCTGAGGGCTGAAATCTGGGCTAGGAGCGACGTTTCATCGGCATCCCGGCCATCTTGCCCGTCGGCTCCGTCAGCCCCGTCCTGGCCGTTTATACCGTCTTTTCCATCCTTTATGGATGCGAGCTTGGCGTCTACCTGCGCGGTGATCTGCGCCTTGAAGCTCGTGAGGTCGGATTGGGAAGAGTTGGACATCTTCGCGCCTAAGAGTCGGATATTCTCCTGCATCGCGGAGATCTCGCGCTCATTTTGCGCCTTGATGGCCTGGACAAAATCAACGACGTTCTTGAACGCCTTCACAAACTCGTCTTTCGTCACGGATTCATCGACGATCTTGAGGAGGTCTTGAAGCTTTTGGAGTTTTTCTTCGGGGCTTGCCATTTTCTGTGGATATGGTTGAATTAAGGTATGGATTACATTATTGGAGCGGTGGTAGGAACCGTGCTAACCCTCACAATAGGCTTCTGGTGGATGATTGCGATATGTGTCGTGATTTTAGTGATAGCGTACATCATTGATGAAGGGAGTCTCAGGGCATAACACTCTCGCCTAGTTTGATAGCGCCTCCAAGTCCCGCTGCACCGGCGGTTATTTTTACGGCTTTTGTAACGACCGGATGGGCTTTCATGAATTGCGTCACTTTGTTTGTTCCTACCCTTCCAACCTTGGAAGCCGTGTTGTCGATTGCATCATAGAGAAGGGATTGCTTCTTAAGAGAATCTTTGAAGTTCAATCCGTCCGGCGTCTTGCCTTCAGGTAAACGGGAGTCAATGACATCATTGATGGCTCCGCGAATATCTTTGATCGCTGAACGCATCGGGGTGAGCGTATCACTGTTGTAAAGATTCGGGAATTGTTTGGAGATGAAGGCGTCAAAGTTCTTACGTGCATCCAAGAGATCGCCCAACTTCCCGCCGTTGCCAACAAGCGAAAGCATTTTGTCCTTCACCATTCCATAGGCTTTGTTCAGTGTGGCATCCGAAGCAATCATGGTCGGCGGTTCGATCTTGGCAAGCGCGCCGGCAACCTGTGACTTTGAATAGATTGCGCCGGTATTTTGGATTCCTGATTTGAGCTGAGTTGCTTCGTCGGCAATACCTTTTTGCATATTTGCAACTGCTTCAATCGGACTCTTCGCTTCTGCGACATACGGCGTAGCCGCCTGGATCATTTGAATGTCGCGTCCCTTTGGAATCTGCGTGACAGTACCAAGCATACCCTTTGATTGAATTCGTCCTTCCGTGACGGCCTGAGCCTGCTCGGTTGGTGAGAGGTTTGGTTTGATGACATCCCACGTTGCCTGAGAAGCCTTATCCGTCGCGGCTGCGGCTGATTCTGTCGCCGCGCGGGATGCTTGCGTTGCCGCGTTGTCTGCGAGACTATTTGCGGTATCTTGAATAGCCGGTTTGACCGCGTCCTCAGCGACGGCATCCCCCGCGCCTCCTCCCATGAGGGCTGCGATGTTGACCACGTTCCCAATGTTCTTTGCCGCGTCGGGGTGTTGGGCCTGAAGATTATTCCACGCATCCATTACTGCCTTCGCCGCTGGCGTTCCCGTGATCGCCTTGACCGCACTCGTCGCACCTTGCTTCACAGAATCAGGGAGTAAGGATGCGGCGCTCTTGAGTGGTTCGCCGAAGAAATTTCCAACCTCACCGGCCACGTTCCCCGCCACATCCAATGCGCCCGTGAGACTCGGTTTACTTGATAGATCCTCGGTGATGTTTGCGGCATGGGCATTCGTGTCATTTACGAGATTGCCAGCGAGGTTCGGCTGAGCGGGAGCTTGCGCGGGGGTCGCGGGAGCTTGCGCGGGTTGTGCGCTCGCTAAAACATAGCCTCCTTTTCCATCGGCTTTGTAATTGTTCACATAGCTCTGAATGTCGGTCGTCTTCATGCCCCCTTTTTGAAGCGCGTCAATGTTCGCCTTGAGCTGCACTGCGTTCAATTGTGGGGTGAGGTTATTCGTGGGCATTAGTTCGGAAGGGTGATGCCGTTATAGGTGCTGCTCCCGGTTGATCCGGGGAGGGTAACGCCGTTGTAGCTATTGGAAGTTCCGACAATTGATTTTCCTGCATTATCCAAGAGAGTGTTGATGTGATCTATCTTTGCCTGGGCAGTCGCTACCGTGTCGGTATCGGTCGGGAACAATTCACCGATGGTCGTGAACAATCGCGCCGCGCCTCCACTGCCGCCGCTTCCTGCACCCTTGAGAGCCGAGAGCGCAGGAATAACCGAGAGCTTCCAGGTGTTAAAGGCCCCGAGTTGATTGTTCGTCTGGAGATATTTGTTGAGGGTAACGTCCGCGAGCTGCTGAGGCTGTCCAAGCCAATTGGTGGGAAGGACTGCCTTTCCCCCATCTCCCCCCATTGTGATGAAATCATTGAAGGATGAAAGGTCGGATTGTGCTGCGTTTATGGCACTCATCGCATCGGCGTCTTTAGGAGAAATTGCCTGCGCTCCCGCTGCTATCGCGGCATTAACGAACGCTTGTTTGGTCTTTGCGTCCATTCCTTGAAGATCGGTTGAGGTGTAGTATTTCGTACCGTTGTAATCGTTCAATTGTGAGATAGCGGCGTTAATATTCGCTGGTGACGCATTCGCGGCGGCGGTTGCAAGCGCCTGTTCTTTCGTCGCAACATCGAGCATCGCTGATTTCTGGGCGAGTGTATAGGTCGGCGACTGCATGACTTTCTGCTGTGCTTGGGCGAGTGTATCGCCGGGCTGAATCTGAGCGTCGGGATACTTAGTCATAAGGTCGTTCACATCCGATGTTCCGTATCCGGCTTGTGTTGCGATCTGAAGCGCACTCTGTCCATCCGGCGCGGCTTGCATCTTCTGAAGCGTAGCTGCATCAGCGCCGTTCTTGGCAGCAGTGATGGAAGCGTTCAACACATCGGTGGAGTTTTGTTTGTCAGTTGCAAGCTGTGCTGCTTTTTGGTTCTGTACGTCAAGCTGTGCCTGGGCGCGGTTCTTATCATCAAGCGTTGTCTGGGGGTCGGCAAGGATGAGCTTCAAGTTCGCGGTCGCGGCATTGATCTGTTCTGTGATCGGGTCGTACTTCGCAGCTACCGCTTGATTAGCTTTGGTCTGTGCTGATGCTAAGAGTCCATTGGTAGCGTCAAGCAATGATGATACGGAGAGCGCCTGGATTGAATTGTTGCGGAGTGCGGCGGTTTGAATCGGCGCGAGTCCACTGGCAGTTATTCCACGTCCGGTCGCATCGAGCTGAAGCTGATTCGGAATGGCAAGCGCTTCATTTTTGAGCTGAGTGACTTGGGTTGAAAGGTCGGACTGCTGCTTAGTAAGCGTATCAACACCGGCGGCGGTATTCTGCTGGGTCTGATAGGCTGATTTTCCGACGAGCTGATTATTGAGATCTTCAAGTTGTTGCGAAAGACTGCTCGCTTGTTGCTCGCCAGGTGTTTCAGTGAGCGGCGGCGTTGGTGCCGTCTCAAGACTCGCAACGGAAGGGATTGGAGTGGGAGCTGGCGCGGCGAATGGAATCGCAGTCGTAGGAGTGAGAGAATTCGATGTGATCGTAGATGTATCAGGTGCGCTAGGATTGGTGTTTTCAGTAGACATCGGAGTGAGAGCCGCAGCGGGTGTCGTGCTGCCATTTGCCGTTTGTTGAATCGCTGTCATTATGTCTGCCATTGTCTTTATTCAAGCATTAGTTAATTTGTAATGCCAATGTTCTTTACGGCGGTGATGATGGAATTGATGGCACTCCGCGCCTGAGAGTCTACGGTCCCTCCGCCAGACGGCGCGGTGATGCTTCCTTGCTTCGCAACCGGCGTCGTTCCATAGAGTCCAATCTTCTGCGTTGCTTCGGTTCCGATCATCGTTCCATTTGTCTTGCCCACTTGGATGTTCTTGCCGTCGAGGATCTGGAGGCTTTTTTGAACAACGGACTTGCTGGACTGATCTTTGATATTTGAAACCGGCGCTTTTTGTGAAGCGAAATACGCCGCAATCCGTTGGTCAATGAGTTGGGTGATGTCTTCGGGTTCCATTAGAATAATCCGTTATCAACTACCTCGCCTTCGTATTCAAAGCCGGTGACGACTGCTCCGCCCAAGGACTCGATTCTGAACTGAATCTCGTTATAGTTCGGAAAGTTGGAACCGTCCGACTCATGATTGATAGCGAAGTGGTTGGTCGTGCCCGGAGTGCTGTTCACAAAGATGGTCTTCCATGCGTTCGGGTCATTCAAGTCGTCGTCGGTACGGTACTTTATCGTCACGCTTCCCCCGGCGGGCATCTCTTCGGTCGTCACTACGACTCCGATGAGCTTCTTGGTCGTCGCGGCATTCATAATAATCGTTCCGCGATTCGTCACATTGATGGTTGAAAAGATGAGCGATTCATAGACTGACGGATTTGAGGATGAATACGCTCCCGTCGCGTCCGTGTGGGTCACTGAACCGTTCTCGGAGTGCGCGATGAACCAGATGTTTCCCACCGAATAGATGCCGTCATAGAATCCGCCGGAAACCAGTGCGGCCTCAACGACATCGAGCGCGGCTTTTCCGTTCGAGTCAACCGCCCAAATGCCCTGACGCGCATCTCCGTCAAGCTGAAGTTTGGCAGGGAAGTACAGCTTATTATTCTTGACGAAATAGGTGGTTGGATTCTGTGAGGTGGCCGTGTCGGACGTGAGCGTGTTCAATGGGATAGCGAACTCGCCGCTTGCTTCCTTGATGATGAGCTGGGATTTGCCGATGCCATAGAAACTGCTGAGGTAATAATCCACGACTCCGATCAACTTGTTGTTGAGCGACGCGATATAGCGAAGCAAGCCTTCGCCAAAGTCGATGACATCGGTGACGGTTGTGAGGGACGAGTCTCTGTCCCATAAATAGACTTTAGACTTTGGGAAGTTGCCCTGCGTGATAGTGGCAATGGCGAGATAATTTCCGTGCGCAGAGGCGCAGGTGATCGTCTCGTTTGAAGGAAGAGTTAAGACAGCCCCGTTCCATGTCGTGTTGTTCAGAGAATAAACGACGTTATCAATGAAGAAATATGCAATGTCATCCAGAGGATGATGAACCGGCTGCGCGACGTTGCTGGTACTCGTCGCTAGAGCGCTTGCGATGACGCTACCCTGGTATCGGTTGGTCGGATCTGATTTGAGAATATACAATCCGCCGCCGCTATACGTCCCGTCGTTAATCCAATAAACCGAGCCCTTGTATTCAAATAAAACATTCGGATTCCGTTTGAATGGTCCACCCGATACAAAGTTCGTGGTGATGAGCGTCCAGTTCAACGCGTTGGCCGCCGCGCCGCTGGCCGCATTGTCTATATCGAGCGCATAGAGCGAACCATATCCTGAGCCGTCCACCCCAAGTCCAACAAGATGATACCCGCTCGCGTTCGGGGCGTAGACGAACTTCACAATGTTCAGTGCTTTCACATCTGCGCCGCCGATTCCTAAGGCCGCGAGAGTCTGAGAATACGGAACGAGTTTCTGCGGGTAGGTGAACGTGTCGAAGTGCTTGGTGATCGAAAAATGAGCCGGGCTTTGAACACGCTTGTCCTCTAAGATTCCACCCGAGAAGTTCCGTACGATGTGCTTGAAAGTTTCAGCCATTCTATTCTAGGGGTGCTGTTATTTAGTGATAGAAGAAAATCATTATTGGCGTGCAAGACAATGCGGTTAATGCACCGGTATTACTCGAACCAGCTACATGAATAGAGAATACTTGTGCGCCAGTTGAGGTTGACACCCACGTCGCGGTAAACGGCTGACCGCTGATATTTACCGAAGCAGCTCCTGGCGTTGCGCTCCAGACGGTGCCTGAAGCAGTATTTATACTCATACTGCCCGCCCCACTGTTTACGGATTGTGTGCATGACCAATTATTCAGGGTATAAATTGCATTTGAAGGAATAATTATCGTAGAAGTCGAAGAGGTGGCATTGATATTCTGACCCGCGCTCGCGCTCAATACTGTCGTTGTTGAGTAGAGAGTGGGAAGATTCGCATCTACATATCCCTTCGGGGCGAGTTGGAGTGAAGATGTGGGAGAAGTGGTTGCGACGGTCGGGAAATTGGCAAACGATACATTCCCATTCACCGTTGTCGTGCCATTGAAAGTAACCGTTCCCGATGCGGTAAATGTTGTCGTTGAAGCGAATGAGTGAGAACCCGACCAAGTATAATTTGCGGTCGTATCTATTCCTTGCGTGCTGATCTGAACGCTCGTCGCGGTGGTCGTTGAATTAAGCCCTGAACCGAACGTAAGTGTTTTCCACGCGGGAGAAGTACCTGAAGCGGATAAGAATTGCGCGTTTGAAGGTACGGTCGTCGTTCCCGTGCCGCCGTTCACTACCGGAACCGGAGAATTGACGAGCGCCATGGTTCCGTAGCTCGCCTGGGTTGAGGTGATTGAAGCGATCTCCGAATCAATGTTCGAGAAGTTGGTATTGGTGTTCGTTCGGAACGTGCCGAGGGTGTCTGAAAGCTGTGTCTGAACCGACGTTCCGCCGGTCGGAGTGGAGTATTTGGAATATGCGTACAATCCAATACCAATGAGCGCGGCAAGTGCGAGAACGAGTAAAACTGACGCGAATCCTCTAATTCTTGTTTTCATAGGTGATGCTAGTTATGTTTTTCCCTTCAAGGCTCACGGCGATAGTGGCGAATTGATTGAACGTGAGGTCTTTGTATTCCGTACCGTTGTCGAGGGCTACGTCAGTGAAGGTAGCGTTCTGAATGTCTTCAAGCTTCGGGTCCATACCCTTGAGGTAGGTGACGAACTTGACTGCATTCTTTCCTTCAAGGGTGACGATCATCGGAACTCAATAGTGTTTGGGTACATGACCTTTCGCGCGTCCTTTTCGCGCTCGCCGTAATGAGCGATCAACGATGCGGTAAGCCGCTGAATCTCGCCATTGATGAGCGCTATGCGGTCTTTCTTGTATGACATGGCGTAAGGAAGGGCGGCTTTGAGTGCTAAGAGTATATGCCAGGGAGAGGCGAAGCCGGGTGTTATTGTGCCGGTCGAAATGTCGCCTGCCGTGAAGAGTTGCGCAGTGCGCTTGAACTGCACCTTAAGGCCATTCGCGAGCGTGATGACGGTTCCCGTGGGAGCCGGATAGAGCTTCAACGTGTTCCCATCTTTCGCGTAGTACATCGGAAACGCGTTCGTGATGAGGTAGGTTTCCAACGGCATCTCGGTCTGAGATTGGTTGATCGGCTGGAGGAAATGCCAAAGTCCGTTCTTGTCCAGGATCTTCACGTTCTCAATATCAAGGAACGTATCAAGGAATGAGTACGAGGACTGACCCTCTACAAGCGTTATCGTTCCGACCGGGACCGTCGTGTAATTCGTATCATCGAACTCCCACGTCCCGTCGGCGTTGATGAGCTGGCCGACAATATCCTCATACGCCGTATTGACGCGGCGAAGAAGCGTCATATCGGGATAGGATGTGGCCGTTGCGTCTACCTGGTCGCGCGCTTCTTGAAATAAATCAGTGATGGTCATTGGTGTGGGGTTTACCCTATCCAGCGCTCGTCACAAGCAAGCGCTGAAAGGAAAAACTATGCTACGAGGATGTTGTAGAGGACCGGCACGACGTTATGCCATGCCTTTCCCTTGAAATCAACGCGGCTGACCACGGAGATACCGGAGGTATTCAGCGGGTCTTTGTCGTTGACCATGATCTGGCCGTAGGTGTCCTTCACGATACCGATGTTGTACTGCTGCTTCACGCCTCCGATCACGTGACCTGCGGTGAGCAAGTTCGATGAGTAGTGCGTGACGCCCATATAATCGATACCTTTATTGGAACCGACTGCCTCTGAACCTAAAGCCTTGTCGGCCATCTGGAAGCCATTGGCTTGCATGAAGGACTCCAAGATTTCGAGGTCTGCCGGACGCCATACGATGAACGCACCGTACTGTTCGAGCATGGATTCGCCCCCTGCGGTGCGGATCTTGTTCTTCATGTGGCGGATAATATCGTCGATGTTCGTTGCCGAAACCGTGATAGAACCCGAACCACCGAACTCCGACGCATCGTAGGTCGTGAGCGAAGCGTAATCAGCGTAGAACGCTGTTTCGATAGCCTCGTTCAAGAGGATGCCCTGCTTGTCCGCCAGCACCATCTGGTCGGCATACGTGGACTGAGCCAAGTCTGCGCGGTCGATGAACTGAGGGAGGATTTTGAACGTGTTGATCGTGACACTGTCATCGGTTTCAACAACGTCCTGCATCGTGTAAGCGGTGCCACGCGTACCGGACTGAACGCTTGCCTCCGTAAGATACGGATTATGCAAGACCTTCGAGTTCGTGTACGTGACGCGACACACTTGCTTCCACTTGACCGGCTCGGTAAGACGCTCCTGGAGCTTTACCGCCCAATCTTCAGCGTAAACAATTGTTTGAGACATTGAGATTGTGGATTAACTCTCTTTGCCTACGCGACTAAACAACGGGATTCTTTGAAAAGACTGAGCCTGTGTCGGCTTTAATTCTAGCGTTCACTACTTTGCGGGCGAGTTCCGGATTGTCCTTTGGCAGTTCGCCTTTGGCAATCCAATACTCGACTGAATCGCGTGAAGTGGTGTTGGAACGCTTTGTGCCGGATGGAACTGCGTCCTTGCTCGCTTTCGCATCGCGTTGTTCCTTGAGTTCGGCCTGGAACCATTTTGAGTCCAAGACCTCATCAAGTGATTTGCCAGTAGCTTTCATCGCATCTTCAACGAGTGAGAACTCATCGGGTGCGATCTGGCTTGCTTTCAAATAAGCCTTTTCTGCGTAGTCAAAACCTTGTTTGTTTTGCTTTTCAATCGCTTTCTCTTCGCCGCGCCGCTCCGCGTTCTTGAGCTTCAGCTTTTCGAGCTTCGTCTTGTTCCGCTTTGCGATGCCGGCGTTTTTGATTGCGAGCGCCTTATAGTCGGTCGTGTCCTCTTCACCCTCCGTGATCTCCGGAGCGTCTTCGGGCTCTTCCAATTCAAGGTCTTCTACAGGTTCATTTGCCATGAAATGATAAGTGAATAATTTTTGTGTTGAGAATTAGAACTCGTTGTACCTTTTTCGGGGAGGTATAACCAGAACTCATTTTTGAAGGGAATGATAACCCAGGCTACTAGTAGTTCTGACAAATAACTTTCAGCGTGCCGGTGGAAACGGTGGTTGCTGCTGTGCTGCCATTGAAGAATGTAACGGTTGCCGTCGCGTTCTGTGAAGCGATAGCCGTGATCTGCGCGTCTGCGCTCCATCCTAATGTCGAGGTTGCCGATGAGAGCTGTACGGCGCACGTATTGCCGAGGTTCAAGCCGTAGCTTAATCCGCGCTGAAGGCTTACCGTGGTCGTCGCACTCGATGTCGAGGCGGTGATGCTACCGAGCGTAATTGGACTGAGCGTCTTACTGCCGATGGCGACGGCATAGTTCTGGTCTCCTGCAACTGCGTAGTTCGGGGCCGATGAGCCGCCGGTCTGGGATTGATTCACAAGATAGAATCCGACCCCAGCCAAAAGGACTACGACAACCGCAAGCGATACGAATAATGTTTTATTTTTCATCTGTCTTTGGTTCTTGGTTTGCGACCTTTTCGGGTTGGGGTTCCGGTGCTTGTGGCTTCGGAGGATATAGCTTGTCTCTAAGTGTTGGCTTAGGTTGGATCATTGGTGAGGGTTGGCTCCGCCGGGACTTCGGCGGGAGTTTCTACCGGCGCGGCGACTGGTTCAACGGTCGGTGTGACTGGCGCGGGAACCAGCTCTTCTACCGTCTTCTCTACGAGTTCTGCTCCGCAATTTGGACATTTCATATCTTTAGTGTAAGTGAGTTTATTTTCTACTGGAAGTACAGGGTTACGTCGAGAGTTCCACCGATTGTCACAGACAATCCGACAGAAAGCCCGGCATCGCCCAATGGGTAATAGGCTCCGGCGGCCGGGGTGATCGTGTTGTTTACAACAGTCCCGCTTCCGTGAGTGAGGCTGTCGTAAATCTTGATCGTACCGGATGATGTGGAATTAACGAACATCCCCTTGAGAATAGCCGGGCCATTCTTCAAGGAGTCCGTGGAAGCCGTGATGTTCTTGTAGTACGTTGGCTGTAATTTAACTACCATTATCGTGCTTGATTTGATTTCTTTGGCGACCTTTCAGGTTCGGTTTTGTATTTGGCGAGATAGCTGAATGCGACCTCTAACGTATTGATGCCCGCAACCTGAGCGCGGAGATCGCGGCCAAGTGCGGCGTCGTCTGCCTCTGTCCTATTGAACGCGAATCCGAGAAGGAAGTTTCTCAACGGGTCAGGCGCTTCGCCTTTCTTGAATGTGCCGTTGGAATAAATACCCGCCAAAAGAACCTTCTTGACCGCCTCGCGCATGACATCGTTCTGGATGAAGTATTCGAGCTGCGCTTTCTCGGCGTCGTCGAGTATTGAGTCTAAATAATCTTGTGTTTTCATTGATTAGGTTGTGGTTCCGCTGCCGCTATCGCGGGTTGTTGCGGCGGAGTTATTTTTATCCCCGCTTGCGCCGCCATCTGAACCTGTCCGTCCGGAGGGAGATCCTTGAACGCGATAGATTCCGCGACCTTTGGCGACGGCTGGTTGCCCTGTTGGGGTGCGGGTTTCTGATAGAAGTCAATCGGGCTGAGGCCGGATGATTCGAGAATCTGGTTGAATATCTTCGCCATGCGCGGGTCGTCCAAGATACCTGGTGCCTGGATGATCTGCCGGAAGACGTTCACGAGTTTATCCGTCAGTCCTGACAAATCCTTCTGCTTGCCCGCGATGTTCACTTCAACGTCGAGGGGTGCGCCTTTCAATTCTCCTTCAAGTATCGAGATGAACTTCTTGCTCGATTTCATGAACTCGTTACGAATCTGTTGACCGTACGCCTGAACCTTCTGCGGGTCGTAATCCTCGCCGCGCAACACTATCTCCTTCGCGTAGTTGTTCGATTCTTGCGTGACGACGTTATCTGCGACGGTCTGAAGCTCATCAAGGTCGAGCGAAGCCAAGAACTCATGGTCTTGAGTAATTTCTTTGGCGATATGCGGAATGATCCAATCCTTGAACACTTCGTCCAGGAAGATAGCGAGTTTGCCTTTGCGATATTCGTGAAGCGAGTGCGCTTCCTGGGTAACCAATTCCTGAAGTTTGAACGGCGTGCCGGAGGTCGGCTGTTCGCCCATGATGGAATCATTCGCCGCGCCCATCTGTTGCGCGTGCGCTTCCCAATTCTTGACGGCGTTCTCGAACACAACGATATTGACCGGCTGCGTGTTGATCTGTGTGAGGGTTGTTTCAGGCGCGTTTATGAGGATCTCGCCGTTATCAAGGTCGGAGGTCTTGTTCCGGTTGGCAAATGCCGGGTCGGTCGTTTGGAAAATAACCTTGGACGCGATGTCCAACATTCCTTTCATGCGGATAGTGTCGTAGTTCACCCACACCTGGGGTTCAAAGAGTTCTTCCGCGCCACCCATGCCTAACGCGCGGCCATAGATCTCATCACGAAGAATCAGTTTGAAGATGCTCTCATTTTCCTTGCCCCGGAACAAGACAATACCCATTTTGGTGTCGTTCTCATTCTTCAGCATTGTCACGATCCACAATTGGCGGACGTATTTCCGTTCTGCCTTTTCTTCAGCAGCCGTTTCGCTCACTTCGTCATCTTTTCCGTCTTCCAGCCATTCCTCCGGGAACATCCCGTGGATCTCGTATACCTCGATCTGCTTGCCGGGAGTGCGAATCTTCTTCTTGTCCTGTGAGTTCTCAACCTTCTGATTTGAGGCCAGGGTGATAACTTCGTCCAAAGTGGCCGTCGCCCCATTCTTAGCGTTTCCCCACCCGCTAGAGGCCATTTCAAGCAACTGGTCTGGGCTGTAGGAGTGTTTCAGACCCAATGGACCGCCCATCACGTCAGTCTGGTCGCAAAAGGCTACCGACTGCCACGGGACGTTCTCGGGCTTTACATCATTCACGTCTTTCACGAGTGCGCCGCCGAAATCAACATAGTTCTCCACCATGCCGTCAATGAACGTGTCCAATTTGTTCTCGCGCGCCCATTTCTCAAAGTACTTCTTCACGAGGAAGCTCATGTAGTACTTTTCTGAATCGTTGACGAAAAGAACAATGTCCTTCACGTCAAACCCTTCAGCCCGGTACTGAAGATTCAAAATCGGCCGGATGATGTTTTTGAACGGCTTATTGTCGTCCTTGCCCGTCAAGTACTGCGAGTTCTTGTAGAGAACCGTCGTTTTGATGTGAAGCGGCATTGACCACTCATAATCCTCGATCACCGGGACCGGGATAGTCTGGTAGGCTGACTCTTCAGTTGTGATGAGGTCAAAGATGTCCTTCGCCATTATTTAAGCATTAAAAGCATCCGCTTCTCGAACACCACCTTGAATGTTTTGTTGATAAGGAGTTTCTTGATCTCGGCGGGATACATCTGGAACTGTGACTGCTTGCCGTCGTGCGAAACGACAAACAGCCCCTTTGCCTTTATGTGCGGCGGCTGGATTTTGTCGAGGGCTTCCACTACGTTCTTCCCGGTTGCCGAGTAATGGTCTTTCGCTACCTGCAAGCACACGGTAAAGAGCTTCTGTTTCGCCATACTTGAATTGAAACGGTTGTTATTTTGAAACGCAACTATCGGGCTGGGTTGACCTTTTGCTTTTGTGGGCCGCGCGGAAGGTTGTCGGCATATTCCTTGAGCTGTCTGATTGGCGCGAGTGAGCAAACGGCGTAACGAATGCCGTCCATCGAGTGATTGAAACGATCTTCTGGGTAGTTTGCGACTTCGCCCGTGGCCTTATCGACGTGCCAGCAATACTTTTCATATTCGTTGATCGTGTTTACCGATGAACGGGTGATAGAAAGCTGTTGCTCCTGAACAACCTGGATGCCGTTCGTAATGGAATCTTTGCCCTTCTCGGCGGAAACAACCGTCAAGCCATAACGCTTCAATTCCGCTATGGACTTCGGTTCGGCTGAATCAGCAACAATGATTCCTTTCTTTGGCTGAAGCTTTATGAGATCTGCGATGTCCTTGTTTGACATCTCGTACTGGTAAGCAAGCTCGTCGAGGATATAGCCGCCGTTGTAGTAATACACCGCGCCGATGGATGTTGGGTCGTTCGTATAGCCGAAATCAACCCAATAGCGTTCAAGCCTCGCTTCGTGCGGGACTGCGTCGATCTCCTGCCACCCGGAATAGATGCGTCCACGGGCAGTCTCAGGAACATATCCACGAATCATGTTCCAGTAGTGATCGGGCTTTGTGTGTCGGTAGTTCTCGTAGTTGTGGATCGTCTGGGGAGAAAGGTTCGCGCGGTTGTCTTCATACGACGTTGAAATGAAGAGGGTATCGGTGATGCCCTGTTTCAGCGTTGGAATATAGAAATTGGGCGCTTGGCTCTTTTCAAGGTCAAACCATCGGTTCAATATCCAATGGCCTTTTGGCGGCGCGTTCAAGAGCAGGATGATCGTGATGTCGCCCTTAAGCGTACGGATCGAGTCGTCGAGCTGCATGAAATCCGCTTCTGGGATTTCATCCGCTTCCTCAATGATGATGCAGTTGTAGTTGGCGAGTGATTTCAGCTTTGATTTCTGATCGCCTGATGAACGCTTGAATCCGACGGCGTTCAAGGAATTGCGACCGTACCGAAGGGTCATCAGCCCGTCGTTCACTTCAAGGGCGTCAAAGATGCCATTCTCGCGCGTTCGGTCAGTGATCTCCCGGTAAATGGAATTGCGAATGTCGCCCAAGATATAACGCATAATGGCGCAGCGGAAATACTCATCAGATACAAGCTTTGAAGCCGCGTACTGTGACGCGACTGTTGACCGCCCCGCGCCGCGTCCACCCATGAAGATGAAATAGCGGGGATGCTCAGTAAAGAGCGGCTTATATACTCGATTGACTTGCTGTTCCATCAAATTCTTTAAATACGATGGTGTTGCCTTTTATCTCCTTGCCATCGCTCGTCAGATCCAGCTTCTCGCCGAATTTCTTCGGAAGGACTTTTGAGAGATACCATTTGCGTGTATCTACTTTGAGCCGGGAACGATTCGTCCATTCCTTGTTCTCTTCCGGGCCACGGCGTCCGATGATCGTATCTTGCGAGCTGTCGTCGGCAATATCAAGCAGCTCATCAAACATCACTTCAGCCTGGGATGCGCGAGCGCGCGCGTAGTTCTCCGAAAAAAGCTTCTTATCCTCATCCAATAGCCATAAATAAACAGTTGATTGCGCTGGCATATCGTCATCCTGGCAAATATGCAAAAGGCTTTCCCCGAGCGATAAACGAGCGCATATCGTCTTTCCTAATTCCTCTGTATATATCTCTGGTCGTCCTGCCATCTATTTCTTAACTTTTAGCGATTCTATTGATACCCATGCCTCCATCACTCGTCCGTCATCCGTGTAGTGCCTGATCTTCGCCTTGCCGTTCTTGAACTTCACCACGCGGCATTCGGTTCCGTCCGGCGCGAGTACCGTCTGATCGTTCTCTATGGCCTCGAAGATGGTCATGGATTTACTAAAGCACACTTATGCACAATTGCAAGTGGGGGGCGCGGTCGCCATACTGAAGATAATGTCCAGGGTATCCCGACTATCCAATGCTGATCTGATAGAAATTAAGCGCTTGTATTCTGAGGGCGCAAAGCGGGATGTCATTTCCAAGATTCTCCTGGAGCGCGGAATTGTTATGAGCCCGGCGACGATCTACTACCACTTAGGATTGCGAAAGGCAAAGAAAAAGGGGGTGAAGTCCTACCTCGATTACGTCCGGGAGGATTGTGAGCGACGCGGGGTGCCGTTCCGGAATCCACGTCCTAAAGGGTTGTGGAGTTGAGCGCGGCGAGATCGTGTGTGAGCGCGAGTTCCACTTTCAACCAATCGCCGGCGCTCATTGGATAGGCTTTTTGGTCTTGTTCCACGCGCTTTATCCACTCCCACCGGGCTGCGCCGATGATCTTCTGTATCAGCTCCCAATAGAGTCTGCCGTTCTGTTCCTTGAAATATCCATGGTGGCGCTGACAAAGACACACGATATTTCTCATATCGCCAAAGCTCACGCTCCTTGCCCTGCTTACGAGATGCTCCGCCTGGAGGATGAGCGTGCCTGATTTCGGCCCGTACCCGCCGCATACTCCGGCTTCCGGGTAATCTCTCAATACGCATCCCCCGTCCCGGATGATTGCGATCTCCCTTAGCAATGCCTGGATTCTCTTTTTTGTCTTGGCGGTGTCTGACTTTCCAGTGGTTCTTAGGGTGGTGCGGCGGTTCATTTCTCGTAGTGTGGTTTATGGCAGTCGCACTGGCACTCGTGGTCATGCGGCTCGTCGAAACTTCTATCTACATACCCGGCACATTCAGTATT